CTTATTTTCATAGTCCAGTAAGTTTTGATTATATGAAATCTAATTTTACTGGTAAAACTAAATATACCATTACTGATGTCGATGACGAAGTTATGAAAGAAAAAGTAAATTACTTTCCATTAGGTGTAGGAGACTTCCCAGAATCAGAACCATTTAATTTAGGAACAGATAAAAAAATCTTGTTGTTTAATCATAGATGGAATAATTCAACCGGTATAGAAAAACTTATCGAATATACAAAAGACTTGGATAGAGATGAGTGGTTGGTTTGGATTACTGATGAACAAGCAAAGAAACCTTTGGCAGGAGCACCAGCACCAAGTTGGATGCATATCCAAAGTTTACCGAGTGGTGGTAATTACAGGTACTTAATTGAGAAGTCATTTGCAACATTAACACTTGTTGATAATTATATGACTTGGAATTTGTCAGTTCAAGACGCAGTTAAGTTAAAGAAACCAAGTTTAGTATTTAAACACGATACACACAAATATGTATTGGGTGATGATTATCCACTATACTTTGAAAACAAATCTGACTTTATTGATTTAATTAATAAAATTCCAGAAGGTAAAGAAGTCAATTGGGAACTTCCACCACACGACCAAACATTTGAAGAAAATCTTGTTGGAGATTTAGTTCATTGTTTAGATAATAGTAAGAAAAAGAAAACCACAAAAACTAAATATGGTGTTGAATGGTTGTATCATATCTTACAAGGAAATGGTTATAAGAAAAATCTACTTCATAACTCTCACCCAAAACTTTACAAAAGTAATGCGTGGGAAGGTATTAGACAATGGTGTTTAGATAGAGGTGCGAAAGACACACCAACATCTAACGATACTTTGTTATGGATACCAGATGAGAATAAAGAAGCAGTTCAAAAAATCATTGACGATGCGGGTAATGTAGATTACAAGGGAGACCCACTTGGAGAATCCAAGAAAGACCCAAAGTATGAGAAAAATAGTCAAATGAATAAATTCTTTTAGGAGTAAAAATGAAACAATTAACAGAACAACAAATAATGGATAATTGGAAAGAACTAAGAACAATTATCAATAACACATTTAGTGGAGATAGATTAGAAAAACTAAATAAGATGTATGACTTTTTTGAAGATAGAATGTGTATGGCACCTGCGAGTGGTAAAGCACATTTCCATAACGCAATGGTTGGTGGGTATGTAGAACATATACTACACGTTGTTAAATTCTCTCAACAAGTAAGAGATACTTGGGAGAAAAATGGTGCTGAGATAAACTTCACAAATGAAGAATTAATCTTTGCAGCATTACATCACGATTTAGGTAAGATAGGAGACTTAGAGGAAGATTATTACATACCGGAAGAATCAGATTGGCATCGTAAAAATCAAGGAAGTGTATTTACACATAATCCTAAATTACAATATATGGTCGTAACGGATAGAGCGTTTTATCTATTACAACATTTTGGAATTAAGATGTCGGAGTGGGAATATATTGGATTGATGTTGACTGACGGAATGTATGAAGAAGCAAACAAAAAGTATCTAACAAGTTTTAATCCAGACTTTAGATTAAAATCTAATATCGCATATATCTTACATCAAGCAGATATGATGGCAACTCATATTGAGGGAGACCAATGGAGAAGAGGGGATAAAGTTGAAAGTAATAAAGTTGCAAAGTCAGTTGATAAAATTAAAAAAGCAGTTGATAACGAAGTAAAAGAAAAGTTTACTAAATCAACAGACCCAAAAGATATATTTAACGAACTATTTGGAGAACCGAAAAAATGATAGGATATATAATATTAGGAATAATTTCCTTGACTTTAAGTTATGTTGTGTTTAACTTAACAAGAAAAGTAGAACGATTAGAAACTTGGATTGAGGAGTATGCACAACGAATACAAGATACTCAGCAAGTATTGAAAGAAATTGACAACAAAGGAACATTTGAAGCTGATGATGAGATTGGTGTAGTGTTCACGGCAATAAAAGAAGCAGTAAATGAGATAAACGAAATAACAGAACAGGAGATATAATGCCGAGAAAAGCAAAAAAAGGTTCACCAAGATATTACTTCCACCAAGGAACAGAAGACGCAATTATTAGATGTAATAAAGAAACTCGTCCACATATGAAAGAACGAATTTATAATGAACATATTAGAGTTCCATTTGAGAAGTTAGCAGAAAATATTATTCATACATTTAAGTTTTATTATTTTGATGTTCCAAGTGAAGATGTGAAACACGAAGTGGTAAGTTTCTTATATATGAATATGCATAAGTTTACTGAGGGTAAGGGTAAAGCATTTAGTTATTTCAGTATTGTGGCAAAGAATTATTTAATTCTACACAATAACAACAATTACAAAAAACTTAAACAAACAGATGACGAATCCGTAACTGATTATAAAAGAGATGCTATGTATGAAACACAACGAGCAGACAATTTAGAAGGTCAAAAAGAATATATGGACTTGTTCATAGATTATTGGACAAATAATTTAACTACGGTATTTAAAAGAAAACAAGATATTGATGTAGCTAATTCAGTTTTGTATTTAATGGAACAAAGACAAAATATTGAAAACTTTAATAAGAAAGCATTATACATTATGATTAGAGAGATGACAAATTCTAACACACAACATATTACAAGAGTAATTAATGTGTTAAAAAAACATCACACTAATCTACAAAAAAATTATCTCGCTACTGGAAGTATAGAAACCAAATACACAGGAAGTTGGGACATACTATAAAAAAATTACATTTTCAGATTTTAGTCTGATATGTATATACAGGAAATAACAGAAGTTCTTAAATGATAAGTTGTTATTTCACAAAGATAAATAATAATAAGGAGGCCGGAATGAGCCAAAAAAAATCAAATCCCTTTATTCAAAAAAGGGTAGAAGAAAAGACAATTGATGTTCCTTTCTATCTATATAAAACACTAGACTCACAAGAAGAAAAAGTATTTGAAGCGTTTAAAAGTAAACCACAATACAATCTATCATCACAAATAGTAATTGATAGAAGATACGCACAAAGACTTTTAACATTGTGGTCAGAAGATAAACGACAAGACTACCTTAGAGATTTCTTTGATGGTTTTGACAAAATTAATGCTTTTGTTTGTGTTTCAATTCATAGAGCTATTGAAGTTCTTGAATCAACAAAATTAAGAGCAAAAGACAAATCAACTATCAATACATTTATTGCAGACCTACGAGGTGAAATAGATAATGGTAAAAATTGGTTGTTGATTAATGGACAACATAGAGATAAAATTTTCCAAAGACTTTGGAACAACGAAGACTCAATACCAGGTAAATTCCCAATAGTAAATCAAAGAGATATTGCTGGAAAATATTGGTCAGACTTAAATATTGATTCTCGTGTTGCATTACTTCACGTATCACACCCAATAACATTCGTAACAAAGTTTACAAATATGAGTGATTTAGTTCAAATTGTAAACCTACACAATGAGGGAAGTGAATGGAATCCACACGAAAAAAGAAGTATTGAACCATCATATTTTATGCAAGAGTTAAGAAAATTAGACCATAATGATATGTTAAAAACATTGTTTGGAAAAGGTAATTTAAATGCAACAGGTATTTATTCACCGAGTAAAAAGGGTATATCTTTTCTAGCAACTCAATTATATCTTATGTGGAAAAATAGTAAAAATGATTGGAATAAATTTTACTCAATGAGTAGCACTGAATTAGAAGACTTGGTAAAAATAGAGTCTGATGATTGGAGTAAAAATTCAACTGATGAGTTTATATCATTTTTTATAAAAGTTGCTAATGAACTTAATAGTTTTTATTTTAGTCATCCAAGTAGAACAAAGACAACTAAAAAAGTAATTAGACATAAGATTACTTCGTTTAGAAATTACTTTGTTCTTCGTTTAATTATGGATAGAAAAACTAATATCAATGATATTGTTTATAAAGTTGAAAATCCAGAAAAGTTTGTGTTGACCTACCTTAAACACGAAGCTAGACGATTATATGATAAAGAACAATTAACTGATGATGGTAAAAAGAAGTGGGAAGAATTAAAAAAAGCAGGAACTCTTGATAAACACAATATCAAAGAACTAATGGACAAATATAAGCGTTCACAATGTTATACAGAATTATTAAGAGGTTCAGGTCGAGATGATTATATTTTTCAAATTGGTCAATTAACTTTTGATGATTTTAAAGATGACTTTGATAATGGAAAACTTCGTGGTATCGTTAGAACTCGTGGTGAAAATGTAAGTAAAGATATCAAAGACCTTGTTTATCAAAGAGCAATAATTGAGAGTGAATCTAATAGTATAGAGGAACTCTACGATTCTATTGATACGAAAGTTAATGAAGTAATTCATACAAAGATACCACAAGCAAAAGGTGGAACACCAACACTAGATAATTTAGGTCTTGGTGATGTTTCTACAAATAGAAGACAACAAGACAAACATTAACACTAAATAAAATCGGACTCAGAGATGCGTTAATGCTAAGTTGATATGATTTGAAAGAGAGGTTATATGCAATATATATACTCACTTTTAGGTTTAAAACCTAAAGTAAAATATATGTCGTTCAATAAATTTAAATGACATAAAAAAAGGGGAATATTTCTATTCCCCTTTTTTAATCCACCTTTATTTGTTGAGTAATCCGAGTATCACGATTAGTGATATGAATCCAGCAAATCCTGCATTACCAATTAGATTTACTAAACTAATCAAATTACCAACAATGTCAATTCCTAAGAATCCCCCTACAAATACTAATTGCACGAGAACACCTAAGCCGATTATGTGAAGTAGTAAGTCTTTAATTCCACCTACTGCGTCCATAATCATTTTGATTGTGTCTTTCATTTTAGTTTCCCCCTTTAAATGAACAAAAATCGGTCTTGAAACCGATTTCGTATAATAATTATATAATAAAATCAAAAAAATCAATCAGTATATAAATATATATTCCTATTTTTTGACATTCGTATATTTATTGTTAGATTAATTACATTTAAAATTATGGCAAAAGATTACGAAATATTCGAAGGAAAAACCTTATCAGATGTCTTCAAAGACATATACGATAATTCCAAAACTAATAAAACACAATTAGAAGTATTGATGAAAGAAGTGGTAGGGTTTATTAAAGACGGAGATACTGCCGTCCAGATTATCCCTATGCTAAAAGAGTATTTAGAAATCAATGTCAAGAACGATGAACAACTTGTTAAGTTGGCAACAATCGTTCAAAGAATTACAGCAGCAGAAAAAAGAATATCAGATAGTGGAGATGAGTTTGGTTTAACAGACGCAGAAAAAGAACAATTGATGAGCGCTATTGAATCTGATGTTCAAGAGTTACAAATTAAGAAAGATGAAATAGATAGTTCTATCAGTAGAGATAATTAATGGTCATAGATTTTCAAGAAGTTGAAGTTCTTTCGGTGTTTACTGCACGGGAAGACGATAATAGTAATTATAGTATTTTGGGTAGATTTGTAGGTTTATACTCAAACAAATCATCAGTAAATCCCATTGTGTTTAAACCATTAGACCCAAACAATTTACAACTACCAGTTGTACACGAAGTGGTTATGGGTTGTAAAGTTGATGGTGTGAATTATTACACTAATAAAATTAGTAAACTAAATTCACCATCAGTTTCACCGGAAGTTGGAAAAAGTCAATTTCTTGCAAATAGAGAAAATGTAGATATTAAGTATGGAGATTATTTTGTTGTAAACCCTTCCGGTTCAAAAAG